TAAACCTTACCGTCATTGGTGTTAGAGGGAACGACCAAGTCACCGACTTGAGGGAGGTTTGTTCCCGCTCCGCCAGTTGGGTCGTTATCATAAGCGTTTGAAGTAATGGTGTAGATACCGCGAGTTCCAATAGGAACTGCCTGCCCTGACAAGACAACGGAATTTTCCTTTGCCTTCTGTGGGTAGTAGAGATATTTCTCACCGTTTTCATCGTATTCAGCAACATTGAAAATGGTAAGGCCAAGAACGTTAGCTCTTGTATCGCCACTTGTGCAAGCTCTTACTTTGGTTTTCGTTTCATAGCGAAACGAGTATGTGCGATCATAGGCAGCGCCTGGACTTTCGTCGGCCCAAAAATGCTGGAAATCAAGATTTCCCGCTGAAACTGAAACAAAAATACCCATCACACCAGTTCCATCCAAAGAGAACTGATTCACGGTATCCTGCTCAGAAACTTGTCTAAATGGAAGTAGTCTATCGATTGTTTTTAACATATTTTTTTAACTCCTGATTAAAATTATTCTTCGTCCCCGAATGAACCTTTAAAAGCTTCAGCCCACTCACTAACCATGTCTTCCTTCTTCTCGGATGTGGCATTGGCAATTTCTTGGCCTTTTTCTTCTTTCATATTATCGAGAACCTCAGGGACATCTTCGGAAGCTTTTGACTCGGTTTTCTTCTCGGTCTTTTCTTCCTTTTTTTCTGCCTCCCCTTTGTCATCCTTTAAAGCTGCAACGGCTTCATCAATCTTAGATTGAAGTTCGTCGTCCTTTTCTTTAATGGTTGTTTTGCTTTTGTCAGATGCGATAGTAGCAAATTCTTCGTGCCATTTCTGGAAGGAGTCTTCGTCCATTCCGCGAATGCTTGCACTAATAACTTTCCTATCAGCTTCTGAAAGTTTAAATTCTTCGTCGAGCCCACTCATTCTTTCTTGGAACAATCTTGCGTTCTCCTTTGCAGCAGATTCGTCTTCAACGATCTTCATCTTATTAACAATAGTTTTGATAGACTCTTGGGTCGTATCTAACTTTTCTGTTAACGTATCGATACTAGCTGAGGCGTCCTTAAGGGCAATGTCTTTTTCTTCGACTTGCGCTTTATACTCTTCGCTCTTTCGTTCAATTTCCTCTGCAATAAAATCAGCAGCGCTGGCTCTGGATTCTTCTGGAATGAGAGCTAAGAGATCTTTATTTGTTTTAATTTTGTCTTTGGCCATTATGGTTTCCTTATGGTTAATATCGTTTACAGTTGTTTTTCTGTTTTGGGAATTATTTTTTTCGTTTTTCGTTAAATTGGAATCTTTTTCATTATCAACGACTTGCCTCATACTGTCGGCAAGATTTCTTGCAGATGCTGAAAAATCTTTGTCAATCTTAAGAAGCTTGTCAATGGTTTCCCCTGTTGAGGCTTTGCTGGCATTAAGAATTTCATTTATTTCTTTGAGCGACTTTTTAATCTCTTCCGCCCTTGGGCTAAGCTCTACATCCGTATTAATGTCAGCAACATTGACAGTCGTATTGATTTCAGTCGTTTTATCATCTAAAAGACCACCATTTCTTTTCTGCTCTTTAAGAACTTCTATTACTGCTCGTTTAATTGTATCTGCCAAATCTTCTCCCATAACTTCTTCCTCTAGTTCTTCGTCAGTTAAAAAATCTGTCCAGTCCTTGACCTCAACGCCTTCTACTTCTGCGGCGGGTTGATTTGTAAATCCAATTCCTAAGGGCAGGACTTCTCCAACACCCCCAACGATAAGTCTTCCTATATATTCGTTTTCTGAAGTTTTACCAGATCCCCCGTTCGCACGAAGGTATTTGGAAAGCTCATTGATATGTTTTGGGTCTGTGATAATCTCGGCATTTTTTACATCCCTATCACCAACAACAATATGGTAGTCATCAAACCCAAGTTCCCAACTTGCAGAAACCTCTCTAAAGTGATCACTCTCTTCGTCTGCTGCATCAATTATAAGATCTGCGAATTTCTCATCCACCAATCTATATATAACACCGCCAAGAACAAGGTTGAACGGATCTTCTATGTTTTTGATATCGTCGTCTGAGAGAATCTTGTTTTCACCGAAGCTACTCCAACCAGCTTTAACAACATGTCCAATAACACGACTTCTTTTGTGGTCTATGTTTTGTGGCTTGTGTAGAAAGAGGGGTTGGATTGCTATTGCGGTTTCCCTTGCGATGCCATCGTCGTTTCGATTGAGGCGATTGATCACCGCTGCGTTATATACAGCTGCGATAAGATCAACATTATCCTCCAGTCTTACCTCGCTTGGAAGGTCTAGATTTTGAAGGTTCTTCAAATTTGCCTGCGCAAAACGGCGGCTCACTTTTGGATTGTGGGTCGCAGTAACAATGGCCTGTTTGTTGAAAACAGTCTTGTATTTAAATTCTTTTGGCATTTTTAGTTTTCTTTAGATGGGATAAGATCTACTTCTACCGTAGGTCGGTTTCCACCTAGAGAAGCGTAGGAGCGAGTGCTCGCACGAATTTCTGGCTTTCGAACATCGTAGTCATCGTCGATTCCGAGGGTTTTCAAAGCATCTGCCATTTTACCCGCGCCCTTGATAGGAGGAAGGTGACCGCTTTCTGTGTGCCTGTAAAGAGAGCTTGAAAGATAGGAAACGTCTGACGAGAGCCAGTTTAGCTGCCATTGCATCTCAGACAAGATAAACGAAACAAAAGAATTAAGATCGTCCATGGTTACATGTCTATCATCTTCTGTCGTCGCCTCCCCTTCTCCGCAGTGTCCTTTGCATTCAGCAAAACGTTTCGCGAGAGAGAAAGATACCACGAACTTTTTATCTTCTTTGTCTATTTTAGATTCAATTTTTCGCTCTTCTTTAAGAGCCGTCGCAAATTCGTTGGCAACAGTTTCGTTGATAAATGAGAGTTTTTGTTCCATATTGTTTTATCTTACACTTTTGAAGTTAAAATGGGAAATTATTATTCGACTTTCATTGCAGCTACAGAATGCAATCGGCCCCGCACAAGGGACCAAGGGAAGTGAATGAAAAGTGAATTTGGCAATGTTAAAGCCGCGTCTCCTGAATTAAATGTTGCAGTCGCAACGCTTGTGTAACCAGAGCCTTGAATCAATTCTTTAAGAGCGTTAATAGAGGTGTCTGTATTGTTTGTTGTAGCATATCGATCAATGCTCACCGTTTGAGTTGCAAGACCCTTGTCGTTGACGGTAAAGCGTAATGCAATTATTAGTGCGAAGCTTGACGTGAGGGAAAACCTTTCTGCGTTTTCTGATTGAGATGGAGTCCATATTTCAGCTTCTGTCGATGTCAAGATGCTTGTGTCGTTTATGCTGCCATACGAAACGTCTGTCAAGGCATCTTCCGTTATGTCAAAGTGAGTTGGAAGTCCGTCCCCATCTGACCACCATCTTGCTCCCGCAACTGTAAGAGCTCCTAAGAATTTAGATCCACTGACCTTTGGGAACTGGCTTGAGTTGTTTTTGAGCCCAAAATAAAACATATCTCTTGTTGTCGAGAATGTGTTTTGATAGGTTACTTCACTTGATCCCCAACTGTGGTTTAATTCGCTATTGTCAGTAAAGGAGAAGAACGCACCTACCACAATTTGGTTCCAGTCGTCAAAAACCATTGGGTATAACAAGGCTTGCCTGCTATCTAAAACAAGAGTGTTCTTTATTCCACCCGTATAAACTTTATGATAAATCTCTGCCATTACAAATATTCTCCTGTATAAAAAACTTCTCCTGAAATTAAAACGCCAGTATATCCAGACGCATAATTCTCAAAATCATCGTTTGAAAAGTATTCGTAAGAATTTATCAACGCGGCCATGCCCCAAGCGCCAAGGGAAAGTTGCGGCCAGCCAAAGGTTTCGTTGAATTGCCCGACAATCCCCCCGCTGCCCATCTCTTCAAAGTCTTGGTAAATGCTCCATGGCTGAAGGTTCAGTGAAAAGCCATCTCCATCTTCATACAAGCCGAACAAGTGGACCTTGTCATAAAATCCGCTGTAAGGTCGATTTGCATAAACACATTTTAAAGAGTGTGGGGTTTGACTGAATTGGTAAGCGAGGTATGGTTCTGAGTAACTCTCAGAGTCCAAGCGCACATACACGTCACTTCCAGAGAGGTAGAAACAAGCGATGTCTACGCTTTGTGAGCCTGTATCGTAATACGCTTCACTATTGTTCCACATCTGAGGATAAGACCCGACAAAGCTTCCAGTCAGCGTTCCTGCGCTATCATAAATCTCCACGTTGCCATTTCTTTCAGCCGCGACAAATGGGCTCAGGCTGCTATCAAAACAGAGCGAGGTATTGTCTGCTGTGCTATCCAATGTTAAAATTTCATGCCCAGAAACAGAGTTTGGATCGTAAAGATCGTAGCGATTAGCATAAACAATGTCGCTGTCCACCCAGCTAAACCATAACTCCGTTAAATCCCCGCTTTGGAACGCCTTTGGCCCTATAAAGAAGGAATTTGTCGGTTTTGTATCCAAGAATATGGACTTGTTGCCAGAGGCATAGTCGTATAGTCCAGTGTATGAGATTTCTTGCGGTTGAGAACTGATGAGGGGGAGATATCGTGAGAAGTATGAAAGATCGTCTACTTGAGCAATTCCCCTGCCAGAAATTCCATTTTCTCCAGTGACACTTTCCACGCTTGAAAGAATCCAATCAACGGGACCATGATTTCCATTAAAAATTACTTCATTTGAATCATAGTTTATATTCGTCGCAAAAGCTTCCCACTTAACAGAGATTCTTTTTCTACTATCAATCGAAAGGCTATCTGACGAACTGATAAGCTGCAACTTTTCCAAGCGACAGGAGAACTTGCTCTTGCTTACCTCTTCCCAATTCTCATCAAACCACCCTCCGCAAGGAGATTTAAAGTCTACTGTGATTGCGCCTGTATTATTTGTTATGAACCTAGAGAGGGTGTCAGCTTCATGATTGCTTAAGATGAATTCCGCACCAAGCTCTGCTCGAACTGGATACGTGATGTTTCGGTAAAATGGATATTTCTCGCTCAGCCTTTTGACTTCTTTGCGTTCGAACGTAAAACCAAGGGATAAGGATTGTATAAAATCTTGGCTTATATCGTTGTTGAGAGAGAATCCTGAAAGGTCGTCCCATGTGATCTCCATATCGCTTGGGCGTAACGCCGCGACATCTTGGGCCTCTCCCGTGACACGGGAGTTGTATTTTGTGTCAAATGGAGGAAGTATAAATTTGCCCCCAACAAAATTTCCAAGAGTGTCTACCCTTGGGATCTCGCCACTAGAAGTAATCCCATCTCCAGCAGTAATAGAGAATCCACGGAAACCAACGGAGCAAGATATCGGGTTGCCAACAGCAGCATTTATAATATAGTTGGAGATTGCGCAATTTCCGACCGCCAAAACAGTCTCATCATTGGTCCTTATGAACAAGTCGGATTCGTGCTGAATAAGATCAGAGAACGCGTTGCCAGTTCCATTGACGATAAAGCCCAAGATCTGTTCGTTCTCCCCGTCAGTGGGAAGGTAAGACATGTTCATGCTTATAAACGGACTTTCAATGATTGCGTGCCCTTGAGAAAAAGACCCTAGCTGTGGAGAGCGGGTTCTTTCTATGGTTATGTCGAAGTTGCTCGCCGTTACGCGCTGAAACTGCGAGATGTCGCCACTGTTATAATTTTCCTGTCCCGTCCAATTGGGGCCAGAATAAATAGAGTGGGTGTTATATTTAAGAGTCCTTGCCATGCCTGCTATGATACAATAAAGCCGCAGTATAATAGTCGGTCTGGTGTTCTTGCGCGATTTCTTCTACCGCTTTGCTGATAGGGCTATTTAAGTTGAACGCAAGTTGTTCGGGATCTCCCAAATATTTCTTGAGTTCTGTGCTCCATTTCCCTTTGCTCGCAGTAGTAATTACGCGCTCGACCAAACTTGCAGCCATGATTTCTTGCTGTTCGGTTAGTTCTTTTATCTTGTATTTCCGCTTGATTGCCTTTTCCGCCTCGCTAGAGAAGCGAGAAATTGCCCAAACGGTATCTGCCATTTTCTTGACTCCGTATTTCCCTTCCTTCGCGCTTGATGTTCCTTGAGGGCTAACCTTCTTTGTGGTCTGCGGTATTCCGCTGCTTCCCGCTGGGCGACCATCGTTTGGAGAGGTTGGTTTCCCGCTCTCCTTGCCGTTCCCGTTACCCGTGTCAGGAGGTGTTGGGGAGGAAATCATTGGGGTGCCGCTTCCAACTGGATTGAAATGGGCCTTGCGGCGACTCTTGACATATTTGTCTTGAGCTTCATCCAACTCTGCGTCCTCTGGGAGGATACCCGTCTCCATAGCCCTAAACACTTGTTCTGGCGTAAGGAATCCAATTTCACCGAGGCGAGTGTAAATACGCATCATCTGAACCTCGTCCTTAAGACTTGATCCTTGGAAATGTGCAGTAGGGATCTTTCTGAATCCCATGTCCTTGCAAACTTTTCTGATCTCTGGTTGTAAGAAATCCTGTAGGAATGCTTCTTGACCTTCGCTGAGCCTTTCTAAGAAGACCTTCACCTTGATCATTTGATTCGCAAGTCTTTCCTCCCCAACGATAATGTTTTGCAGGCCGTATCTGATACTGCGCTCTAAAACTTCGTATTTTTTAGGGTCGAGAATATTGCCAATTTCAGGAATAGCAAACTGAGCTTTTGTCGTATAATCAGAAACAAGAACCCTCGTCACAGACTCGTTAGAAAAAATGTTTTGTATGCTGGCCATTGCCTTGGGGTTCACCCCACCACCATATTCATGCTTCTTCTCTCCCATCGTGATTAAGAGAACAACATTTTGAGCCGTGCGACTAATCGCTTGATCCATGTTTTTCAAGGCTTCAACCCTGTCGATATCTTTTAAAACGGGGAATCCAAATGGGATTGCGAAAGGTTCGTAAGGTTGCTTTTTGTAGAAAACATAACAGAGCCTCTTTGGATCAAGCTCTATTTCGACCCCTGAGGCTGTGAGTCCCTGTCCTCGAATTTTCTTCTTGGCATCTGCTGAAAGCGCGTCGAAAACCGCCTGATCTTCTTCTGTCTTCGGGTTTCTTAGTTGCTCGATCTCATACGGGGAAAGAACTTTGACGTATTTGCAGTGGGAAAAATTTGAAGTCGAAAGCGCCACAACATTTTTAGGGTCTAAGATCACATACCTTAAGGCGATCCTACTCTTTGATGCAGCAAGGCTTACCCTTCCGCTGTCAGCCTCGCTTCGGATTTTACGAAGATCCTCTTTGGAAAACTTCCCATCAAACCTGTAAAGGAAAACATTCCCAGATCGAAAATACTCCCTAAAAAACTGTTCTGTAAGTCTTTGAACCTTGATTCTTCTTAACCAGTTCTCGACAAAGGTTCTGGAAGACTTGTTTCCGCCAGTAAGATAAATGCTCGAAGACGAAAACTCCGTCATGATATCTATCGTATTACGGAATACGGCAATGTGGGCGTAGGTTTTTTCACAAAGCTCAATTGCTGAAGCAGCAGAAACCTTCCCACTACTTGAGTCCCAAGGCATCTTGAGACTTGAAAGTTGGGCATACTCGGGAAGAAGCTGTTCTGTCGAGGTATAGTTGCGCCTGCGACTGTTCCCACCAGAAGATGGGGCACCAGAGCTATAAGTCGCCGCATCGGAAACCCCAACAGGCCCCCAACTATACTCCTCATTTTCTGCAAACACAACAGGCACGCCTTCCTTCGTATTAAGTATAGCTGGGGCTGGCTCCACGCTCTTTCGAGAGAGGTTGTTCCAATAGTCTGGATTCTTTTTCTTATAAGGTCTTTTTGGCATGAAAGTTACTTTTTCTTACTTTTACACATTAATCTCGAATTACGGAAGGCATAAAATCAAATTCCTCTTCCTGTGGCGCAGCTATCATGTCGTGATAACATTTGCTTGCCCAATTTGCGATCAAAAGAGACGTGTATAAATCTCGTCGCGTCTTATTTGGGCCAGTTTGGTTTTTCAAATGATGAGGAAGGGTAAAGGTTTGAACGCCAGAGTCAGATGCCTTGATTTGAATTAAGGCACATTGAGTTTTTGTTAGCTCAAGCAAGAATCCTTGCCGCTCTAATAAATCAATTTGTTTTGCCTGAAGTCTCTTGTCCTGAGACAAGCCTTCATCTAACTGATCGATGGTTTTATTGATCTCTTCCGCCTCGTCAAGTTTATTCTTCTTATCGTTTACAACCGACCCAATAAATTTGAGGTCTTTGAGATTGTCGATTTTAGTCTGGTCTCTTTGCTTTTTGTATTCTGTTTCGATTCCTTGTGCAGGGGAAGCAAAAACGATACGCTTGTGCCCAATGTTACCTTGAAGCAATTCGTTCGCACGGCGAATCCAGTCGCTGTTAAAATGTTGGAAATAGACGATCTTATTTATTTCTCGATTATATAAACCCTTCGCCTTTTGCAACTGTCTTTGATAATCTACGATATCGGAAAAATCTGCCTCTTCTCTTGGAATGGCTTCTAAAGGTCTGCTCTTGAACCACTTATACTGATTGACAAACTGTAAGAATGTTGGGCCGCCAGCATTATCGATCATTACAAAGACAACATTAAAGTTGGATAGGATATAACGCAGGTATTCTGCATGGTCTTTAAACTTGCCGCCAGCAACAGCATAACAGTTAACAAGGCGATATCTTCCATTCTCCAAGACCTTAATAAGGGTCATTGCAAAAAAGTCAGAGGAATCATTTTCTGC